TGGTGAATGAGTCATCAGAGGAAAACAAATCTGAATGATCGTCATGATCAAATCCCAGTTGCTCACATTTCATCTTGTAGAGCTCATCCCTGAAGGATATCATACATGCGTGTAACAAGGAAGATGTGTAGTGTAATATTCCCTGTCCCATGTTTGACTCATTGACAAAATATAACAATTTGTCTTTAATGAATTTCAGCTTCAAATTTTGGAGGTTCTGATCCTTTCTGTGTTGGAAATTATTTTCCTCATCTAGAGCCCAAGCTCTAATTAATCTGTCGGGCAGTAAGCACTTCTTATTCTGATGTAAAATAAGTTGGCTAACAACATAATAAAACATATTTCCCAATTCTTTTTTGAAGGGAGTGAATAAGTAAATAAATTGAATCGGGACAAAAGATGGGCCCCATCTGCTTTTATCAAAGCTAAAAAATAAGGACATTCTTCTTCCTTCCTTCTTTCTGGCTTCAAATAATAATTCTCTAATAATCTCATTTTTTTTGTCACCGTGAGTCAAGGTTTCTCTCTTATCAAACTGACAAATATTTCTAGACAGTGTTTCTATGATGTTTATTTTAATCCTACTCTTTAAAGTTAGAATTAAGATTTCACGAACTCCACCAATCTGATTCTTCTTAAAAATCTGAAATTCTACTGGCTCATCGAGGTAACTCTTAGCCACATCTGAGGATTTTAAACATCCTTCCTTGATTAGATCCATCGCATTCTCAACACATTTCCTCCTTTTGTTTTGTTTTGTCTCATTAGGCCTGAATTCTAGGCTGTCTATCACTGAGCTAGATTTATATGTGGCAAATTCATCTATTGTTTTATCCATCGATGGTTTGCTGGCTGCCACCTTCACATCTGATGCCAATCTGTCCCCAACCAACTCCCTGTTTAATTTGGATCCTATCTCTAGGGCCCTCCTGGAGAATTTGTGAGCATGTGGTTTCATTATCACTTCAGAAGCCCACTTCTCATCTGAAATGTTTGGCTTATATCCCAAGTGATCATTTCTAGCTTTCATCTTCCTCATAGATTCCTCACCTTCTAACATCTTGGATAGAATCTGGAAACTAGCATGAGTTGGATCATCTTGATTTTTATTAAATAACATACATAAGTACATTTCTGACAGTACTTCAGAAAAGTCTGCCAATCCATAACCTGTGTGTATGACTGGTCTTGGTAGAAGCAATCTAGCACCACCTTTATTATCCATGAAAATTTTGTTAACGTCATCAAATTTCACCGAACCATAATTGTAAAATTTGGACAAGTCATGGTTTTCCATTGATTTAATAAAATCAACCATTTTTTTTAGGAAAAACAATTGCAATGGAGATCTTATTGGCTCCTTACATTTATCCATGACACTATTTGGGTATTTGAATATTGATATCATAGTCATTACCAAATATCTTATATTTTGTAGAAGTTTGGAGGTGGATCTTCTATCTTCCATGTAAATCATGATTATCAGGCCAAGTGTGTTGGAATTATCTTCCCTCATGGATTCAATAATGGTGCGATTATTGGTTTGATCTGATTCTGGAATTGAGAAATCATATGTGGTTCTATATCTCATTGTCATGAAGCTGTAATAGGCCATGAGTATTTTGTCATAGGATCTGATGTAATGATCCAATCTGTGGGCATCCGTTGATACCCAGTGACTATGTGATACGCCAATTGAATTGATTAATCTTTTAAATGCCCATGTTGGTCTGACCTCACCCAAGCTAGATAGTTTCTCTTGATCTATAATCACCTTGAACCATATCTGACTGACCAATTCACCAGTTCTTAATTTATTTCCTTTGAATATTAGAACAAAGACC